TCATAAAACTGCCACCCCGATAAATCCATTCTCTATCTGCTGCATTTCCTGTTGCTTTGTATTCGGAAGAACATGAGCATATAAGTCCGCAGTCATGGCCAGGCTGCTATGTCCTAAGATTTTCTGTAGCGTCTGCATGTTTCCGCCCTCTTCTACGTACCGTGTTGCGAAGGTATCTCTGAAAGCATGGTGCGTAAACCTTTCGATTTCTATACCCTGCTGCCGGAGCCGCTTTAAAACGTTATCTATAGCAGATGATACCGTGGATGATGCTATTGCCTTAGCTCCATTACTCCCGATAAAGATATTACTATCCATCTTTCTCGCATGGATTTCCCCGTAAACCATGGACATTTTGGTTTTCTGCATCTGCAAGATTTTTTTTATTGTGTCATTCATAGGAATATCGCGATTACTGGTATCTGATTTTGGCAAAGTCTCCTCAATACCGCCGCCCTCTTTCCAGCTCACGGTCTTGTTTACCCGGATCACATTGTTGATATAATCTATATCCTGCCACTTTAAAGCCGTGATCTCATTAAGCCTCATTCCAGTACACAAGGAAAAACAGAAAAACTCATATAACCATTCCGTCTTGGCTTCTTGTATAAACGCCTGCTGCTCTTCTCTGGTTAATGCTCTGTGAATAGTCTCACTCGCTTTTGGCCGGTCATCCTTCCTTAATGGTTTCACACTGGCAGCAGGGTTCTTCATAAGGATTTCATCATCAACAGCCGCGTTCAACACCGTTTTCAGCAGTACTATAACACCATTAGTCATGGATGCACTCAGCTTCTTTGATAAATCCTGCTGCAATTTCACCACTGCACGCTTTTCTATTTTCTGAACCTTAATTTTTCCCAGTACTGGTTTGATATGGTTATTGTACTTCGACCGGTTTATTTTAATGCTGCTGTCCTTGATCGTTCCTCTCCGGGACTTCTCCCATTCATCAAAATATGCGTCCAGTGTTATATTTTTGTTGGAATTATACAGACCTGCCTTAATTTCCTCACGGATCCTGAGCTCATTCTCCGCACATTCCTTTGTGCTACGACCATAGGCACTGTATCTCTTGCCCTCCACGGTAAAACGCTTTTCGAATAAACCATTTTCTTTTTTTCGCATTCCTGATGGTATTCTTGCCATTATATCACCTGTCTTTCTATTGGCAATAGGGCAGCAATCCGCCGCCCCTGATTGTCTTATTTAATTCCCAGAAAGCTACAAACAAATCTGAAAATTGTATATGTTTGGTCATGATCTGCTTTCTCTAACAGCTCTATGAGTTTCTTTTTATAGTCCATATTAATATCCTCTATTTTTTATTACTCTGGCAATGAATCTATAGAAGAACTCAAGCAAGCTATCGTCATTTATTTCCTGAAGCATCTGAACAGCTTCTTTCTTGTAATCCATCCTATGCCTCCCTCAGGTAAAGGTACTCTAATAACTTATATACCTGTTTAAATGTCTGTTCTGTTTTGACTTTATCTAACAGTGTGATGATTTTTTTCTTATAATCCATATCTTCACTCCTAACTTCCCATTAATCCATTTGTAAAAGAATCTATACATTTAAGATGTCTTAAATCACTTATCATGAAAAGCTTTGTTATAATAAAATACCTCTTCCAGTCTTCTTTGCTTAAAATAGAATTTTCATCAGTCATGACAATTTGGAAAAGTTTGGCTACTTCATAGGTAAGCTGCAAAGACTTTTTATTTTTGTTGGCCTTAACAACTTCTGCAATTGCTTTTCTGCAAGGAACCTGAGTTAATGTGCATTTCTTCATCATTCTTCCCCCTCGCTTAATTTTTTCATGTATGCATAAGCACACCTCAATAATCTTTCATTTTTTAATTTCAACGCACACTCAATAATTCCCTGGCGATACATGTATCTATCTGCCAGTCCTGCACATATATCAAGATTTTCCTGCAAATCGTCACGTTCTTTCTTAAGATCTGCGATAATCTCTGTTGCAAGAGCTGTGCTTACTTCTTCTGTCTCCTGTGCCGGAACACCTGTGGACTGCATCACTTCTGTTTCTTCTGATATTCTTAATGTTTTTTCTTTACTCATGCTTCATTCTCCTCTCGTTCTAATTCGTGTACATAATCACATACTTTAGCAGATATAAATCCACTCAAAAAAATTACAAGAACGTCCATTACTGATATCATACTTTCGTTCCTTTCTTTTGTTGTCTGAGGGGAATGAGTATGTTATAATACGCACAGCCCCTCAATTTTGCTGAATGTCGGGTTACTTTGCCCCTATCGGAGTACCAGTCCGGTAAGGGCTTTTTTATTAAATTGCTTCTACCTGAGACTTTCCAAAGAAACTGGCTTTGTATGTTGCCCCGTCTCCTCTGCTTCCCCAGATCAGAGAACATCCGAATAATGCTGATGCTCCATGCTTTACCTTATAACCAAGCTCTTTCCACTTAGCAAAGGTATTGGTTTCCTCTGCGATTCCTGCTGCATGTTTCGCATCTTCGATTCTCTTTGCATTGATTTCTTCTGCCTTTGCAGATAACCATGCTCTGTGAAGTGCTTCTGCAAAGCTGATATTCTTTGTCTTGCGGTAAACTTTCCATGCTTTCAACATGATCTTGCTGAGATTGTACTTCATATTGCTGTCCTCCTTTGCTTTTCAAGGTCCCTCAGCCCTTCAAGCATCTTCCTGACTATTGATATGCCCTATTGCGATTCTCACAGGTATATGGCTTGAAGTATTGGGGGCTTTCGGCTCTCCCGGCTGTTGTCTGTTCCCTTGAACTGATTATAGTATATTATATCGTACCCAATATATCAATGGGCATACCATACAATATTGTACCCGATATATTTTTATTATTTTGTGCAACTTGTATATTGTACCCAATAGTAATATTCAATATAATTAAAGTACTTATATCAAACTTTTCAGAAAGAAGGTGCAACATGTCAGACGAAAGTAAAGTAAGTAAAGCTCAACAAAAAGCAGTTGCCAAATACATGAAAAACAATTACGATGAAATCAAAGTTCGTGTTGAAAAAGGTAAACGTGAAATTATAAAAGCGGCAGCAGAACAGGCCGGTGAATCCTTAAACGGCTACATCAAAAAGGCGGTAGATCAGCGAATGGAACGTGACAACGCATAACTAATATTATTCACGAAAGGATGTGCTCTCATGGCAAAACGTTTATACACCTTTGATGATATTATGAATCTGCCTGATTTTATCCGGGTAGAATTGATTGACGGTGTAATTCATACAGACGACTGGACAGATCTGGAGGTTGATGAGGAAGTCTTTCAGAATCCACCATCTGAAGATCATCACGTTACCTATCGTCTTTCCATCGTAAAAAAATAAAACAATACCTGATATTTTACTGTTCTATTTGCATAGGAGGATTCCATGAGCCTTTTCAATAAAATTAAAAGTGTTTTCAATTCATCATCCGATGATGTTCCTGATGCTCAAACCATCTATTTCAAAAATGGAGAGATGTACAAAGTATATCCCACTGATAAAGAAAGCTGGTACGATGCCAGATATCTGGTTTCAGATGGGGTAAAATATGATCTGGAGAATCTGGACGATTTAAAGCGCATTCCTGTACCAAAATTCCCAGCACATCAAAATATAATGGAGGGATATGGCGTTACTGGAAATTTAGATTATGTTTTAAGGATGAAAGCCGGAAGCTTTTATAATCGCAAAGATAAAATAAGATGTTCAGCCTGTTTATGGAAATGTACTGAATTAATGTTTGCTCATCCTTTTTTATCTTGGGACGAAAGCCACTTTTACCGGATAGTACAATGGCACGTAGAAATGGGAATGTTTGACGAAGCTGACAAGGCTGAGAAATATATATATTCCGTACTTGATCATGATGCAAACTATCAGCAATTGATCAATCATATAAAAGATAATCCTGAATACATAAAACAGCAGGAGGCATTTCATAAGAAAAATTCGATGCGTAAAGAATACTATCATATTTTTTATGAATTACCTGAACTAGCTCCCAAATCTTTTAGCGCTTATAGTAGAATGAAAAATGCTCAAACAAAAAATTTTCTCAAACTTAAAGATCAAGCAATAAAACATGGGATTTCAATAAGCTAAAACTGAATATAGTATATTTATCCAGGCAGCCAGTAGAGCGGCTGTGGTTCCCTGATCCTGAGCCTTGACAGGAGGGAATGCTTATGAGCGATTATGAGATTTTTATGATCATTCTGACGACAGCCAGCTTAATTGTATCTATCCTTACATACACACATAAGAAATAGCCGCCCTGCTCTCTGGTAAAGAATAGGCGGCTACGTCTTAAACATATATCTTGCCAGGACGGGGAACCTTGACTTCCCTTACTGGCTGTCTTGATAAGTATATTATATGCCAGCTTCAGGAATTTGTCAATTTACTATAAACTGCTGCCTTATTCATTCTTCAATATGTTCTTCAGCTTTGTTTTTCTTTCTTAATGCTTCTTTCCCCCTCCAAACATGTCCTGTTACCTCATAAACTTTTCGCGGTGATACAATGTACGTAATCCGGCTACCTGAAAGGCTTTTTGCTGGCTTGTTGTTCTGGATAGCTACTCCAATCGGAAGCCATCCGTATACGATACCGGCTCTAATAGATGCTGCTGGAATACCAATTAGCTTGCTCGCATCAGCTACGGATATGCCCTCTGATGAGAACTCCGGCATCTGCGGTATTCCTGAGATGATTCTCGCCACTTCTGCGGCGAATTTATGTATTTCTGCGTTTTCTTTGATGTAGTCGTCAACTGCACTCATATTTTGCTTCTCCTTTCTATACTGCTTCTAAATACGCCAAGTCTTTCACCGTCTCAAGGCGTTCCTTGCAGTCTTTATATATTTCCTGATAATGTTTCCCTCGCATAATTCCCAGATCAACCTCATGCAAAATGATATTTTCCATTAAAGACAGGTTATTAAGCTGCATCACCGTAGCTTCGTCCCTTTTATTGATTCCTGCCATTTTATTTGCCAGCCTGGAATAAGTCATGTAAAGCATTTCTGCATGGCTGCTGCCCTGTCCCTTTGCATACTCAACAAGTTTCTGGATTGTATCGGTTTCTGCTTTTCGAGTAAGCTTTCCTGCTTTTCGGGTTTCAACCCACATTTGAGTAGATTTCTCACGGATAAAGTTCTCCATCTGATTAAATGCCCGGATATACTGCAATTTCCATTCAAGAGCCTCTTTTCCAGTAAAGCCCATTGCTAAAAGAGAAAAGCCATCACGATTCATATAAAATTTTCTATATGATTGCCCGTTACCAGATTTGTAAGAAGAAATCTTAAACATTATTTTCACAGCTGAATTTTCAGCAATGAGATTATCAATACTCTGCAAAACATTTTTATGTTCTTTTCCAAACTTCTCAGCCACCTGCAAACTATCACACACAGCTTCATCATTCTTTAAATACACAAGTTCGTTCATACTACACGCCTTTCTTTAGCTATATCCAAAAATACCATCTTATTCCATTAATTTATTAATTTCTCACCGCTTCCTCACCGCTTCGATCAAATATATCGACTGTTAATCGACAGTTCAAGCACTCCCTGTTCTCGCCGCCTTTTTTACCATTCTTCACGGCTTCCTCACGGCTTCATTCTCAACAACACTCCTTAAAATAGTGAAAAACTCCTTGAACCGTAGGTTCGGCAGCAGGATTTTTATTAACTACCAGCATCACCGCTTCTACTGTTTTATCGGCTCATTTAGCCTTTTTATTTGCTCTCCCTTACAACTTTACCTCTAACACTTTGCAAGCGTTTCTTGCCCTGTTTTATCCTTGTGTTACTGTATTTTCAGACCTGTTCTGTCTCAGTCTTTCTCCCATCTGCTGCCGCTGTTCCTCTGTGTACTGCCTTGGCGGAGAAATCCGGATCCAGGCTACCGGAACATGAGCACAAATGCTTCCGTCCTCGTTATCTGCAATGATCTGGCAATCTTCCGGGTGCTTCTCTGCCAGCTTGCGGATCACAGACTTATACCGACCCTGTGAGAATGATAAGGTTGCTCTGGTATCATTGGTCATAAATTCAATTACATTTTCGTTACATCCATCCATAAAAATCTCCTTTTCGTTTTGTTCGATAATATTTACAGTCTTATTTCTCGGAGTTCGCTCGGGGTTCGCTCTAACGCATTTTACTCTTTTAGGGACTCCGAAATCTCCGAATATCTACGTGCGCGTAATCGTGTCAACAAACTCTTTTACGTGCACATTATCGTGTCCACGAATTCCCATACTCCCGTCATTTTTTGTCTAAAAATCCATCAATTTGTAATCATCTTTAATATCATCAGGCAATCCCTTGAAAAGGAAATTCTGAGGCAATCTTCGCAGTGCTCCAATAATTTCAAATCGCTGTTCACTCTCCAACATAGTTTTTATTTCTGGATATTCTTCAACATTCTTTGTATACCATGACTTCTGTTGTGGCGGAGAATACCGGGGATCATCACGCACATACAGGAACAGCCACTCTATACACAGGCTCATTGTAAATTGAACATACACCCCACATTCGTAATAATATTGAGCTATCATTAATGCATCATGAAGTGTAGTTGTTATCTGCTCTGGTTTCTGATAATGTCCCTCTGGATAATATTTCACGATACATTCATCTTTTATAAAACTCCATGGAGCTATGGATACAAACGGAGCATGATCCGCCTGCACTTTCATTACCATCTGAGCTCTTTGGTATAAAGCATCAAGCCTTTTAATCAACGGACTTCCCATAATTCACCACCGCCTTTAAATATGCAAATCCTTTGTCTGTTTCTTCGTCCCACTATGCCCCTGTGATTTCTTTCTGGCATTTTCCCTTTTGCAAGCTCTCAGCCACTGATGCAGTTCCGGCACACTCGTAGCTCTTATTGTTACACGCTTATTTCTTCTCGGCATTTAATATTCCTTTCTACCAAATCAAGCTTATACAATTCATGTCTCTATTATTTTTTTCTCTTCTGTAATTTCTGCTCCTGTTCTACTCGTGACATCAATTCTTCCATAGCTTCCAGACGTTCAATCATATCTACATTCTTTGTCCACTGAGAGCACTGTGACAATGCTGCATTAGCCGCGTTCACTCTGATCTGTGCCGGCACTTCCGTATCAGTAGCCGTATTGACCAACACTGCTGCACATTCTCCAAGTTTTCCCTGCAGATATGCAATCGCTCCTGTTACGGCCTCGTTTCTTGCCTCAGAATACTTACGCTGGAAGCTGTCTGAATGAATCACAGTATAAATTGTAGGTCTGGGAATCTTCGTCTTTTTGGATATCTCACTTATATTTGGACACGTTAAAAATGCCTGTACTAATATGTCCTCACGTGCTTCTGCTGATATACCTTTTGCCATAGTAATCACCCCTAACTAATCAATGATATTTTCCAATACATAAAAACAGACGGTTTTGACAGGTTCTATTCCAACCTTTAGAACGGATATCTATTACATGCCTTTAATGCCTCCCGGAACACAGCCAGTGTTTTCTTCCGGTATGCATAGAAATCTTTACGATCAAGCGCAACAAACTTCTTTTTGTTCATCTTGTCATAGCTCATTCCAATTACGATACAGCAGTATAGTTCGTCAACAATGTTTGGATACACCTCCGCTGCACACTGCAACAGCAATATCTTGTCCCACATCTCAAGATTCTTGCAAAATTCACCCAATCTCTTATCTTCATCTTCTGAAAATCCATAATCTTCATAAGTCGCTTCTCTTGTAAGCATTGAATCCTCCCTGTATTTCCCCTGCCACACTTTCTGCATGACAGGGAATTATTCTATGCCATCTCAAACGGGTTTCTGCCGCTTGCATCTCGTCTCATTTGCGCTTCTTTCATCATCTCGTCAAACAGTGTCCTGCGATTGATCTGAGCTGTAAATCGGTAGCTTCCACCGCCAGTCTGTCGTCCTGCTGTTTCTTCGCGGACGATCTTTCTGAGCAGAGCTTCCGGCGTCTCGATGTTGTTACCCTGTTTCTGGTCGCCTAAGACCGCAAGAAACTCGCTTCGAGGTGGGATGACTGCGCCTTTAGCCAGATACGGAACCGTATTGACTCTTGGTAAATTCATTGAGTATTTACCCCATCTCCGCTTCCCATCAGGGGTTGTAACATCGTAAGAAAATGTAAATGCCTTCTCAATACCGGAAAGAGAAGAATTAACATTGCCGATTGTGCTGTTAACCTTACTAACTACTTCATTCAGAATCCCTGCGATTCCTGTTACTGCACCGGAAATCCCATTAATCAGATTATTACTCATCTCATTTCCAATCGTATTCATATTTCTGGCAAGTCCGTTTAAACTATCCTTTGTACTACGCACCATCTGAGTTATCAACTGGCCAATTCTCTCGCAAGCCTTTTCCCATTTCTTAGTCATTGTGTTATACTGACCTGAAAAATGGCTCTCCACAGTCTTCTGCATCTCACCAAGCTTTAAATTGGCAGTCTGCTTCATTTTATCCAGATTTTTCTTTACTTCTGATGCCGAATTCCCCCAGTTTGTCACTGTGGTTGTATTCACACCTCCAGAAGCATCCTCTGCTGCTTTCTTTACTCCTGCAAGATTAGTCTCCGCATCCGTTTTCATTTTTCCAGTTGAGCTGCTTACTGTCTTCTGAGCCTCAACAATACTGGAAGCAACACTGCTCTTTGTCGCCTGAGCTGCGGAAGGAAACTCCTGTGCCAGTTTTTTATTCAGCTCATCCAATGGGACTCCTGCTTCTTTCAAGGCATTATAGACAATATTAAAAGCATCCTGCGCATTGGCCGCTGATCCGCTTGTATTATTAAATACTTCTAAAACACCTCTGTATGTTCCTGCATACTCACTAGAAGATACACTGAGATCATATAGTACACTTCTGATTCCTTTTATTGATTCTTTCACAGTTATTGAAGATGTATCTATTGTGGAAGAGCTTTCAGAAAAACCTTTTCCCAGAGCTTGCACCTTACCTGTCATTTCTTCAACAAATGCACTTGACACTCCGGCTTGCGCTCCATATTGCTCAAGGATCTGCGTTGCTTTCTCAGCCGATACGCCATATTCACCCAATTTCTGAACCATGCTGTCATACATCTCACTGTTTGACTTACCGGCAGTCTCATCTGCTTCTACTAAAGCCCACAGTTCTTCTACCTGTTTGTTCGTAATTGCATGAGCTTCGCCCATCTTGCCAGCATAATCATGTAAGTATCCACCTGTCTGAGTTAAAATTCCGTTTCCGCCCTGCGCAGTTTCTACTAACTCAGCAATTTTCTTCGTAAGCATAACCGTTCCGGCAGTGACCAGTGTAATTGCACCGGCAGTCCCAACTAAAGAGCCCAAAGAAGATGCAAATGTAGCAATGCCGGATGTAGATCCAGCAAGTGCACCATTGGTCAGATTAGAAATATTTCCCGCTAATGTCTGTACTGATTCCTCTGCAATCAGCTTCTTTCCAATAGTGGTAACAAGGAATTTTACCAGGCTTCCAATGCCCGTTATATCCGCAATCTTTACCGCGATAAACGCCTTACCCAAAAAAGCGGCTATTTTCCCTGCGGTTCCGCTTGCCTCCAAACCATCGAACAAACCACCCAGTGTCCGGGTAATCGCAGTTATTACCTGTTTCAGATGCTTCACCCAGTTGATCTGTCCCAGCATCTCACCAATCCCCTGGCCAAAAGCCTCCCAGTCTGTTTTTTCTGCCATATCAACCAGTGAACTGCATAAGCTATTCAGGAAAGCTTCCAGTTTGCGCCCATTATTCTTCCAGTCGAACTCTGAAATAAAGGTATTAATTCCTCCGGCAATGTTATTTACCAGACCTGTCCAGTCAAATCGCCGGGTAAAGCTGTACAATGTGGTAAATGCTCCATTCAGGCCAGTTGCTAGCGTATCCGCTATCTCACGGAAGGAAATCCTTGAACAGATTCCATTAAGACCATCCGCTATCGCTTTTCCGATTTCTGAAAATGGCAGATTATGTACCATTCCATTAAAGATATCCCAGGTAATCATAAACCGGTTTGCTATGAGCTGCCCCAGATTATTCCAGTTGACTTCTTTTACTAGTCCGGTAATTCCTTCTGCGAATTTCTTTCCCAGATTTTTCCAGTCTATTCCTGTTATCAGCAGGTTTAAGGTATTGACAATCGTATTGATTCCCGCACCAACGGTCCTTCCTAATAATTTCCAGTCTACATTATCAACTAGGCTGTTAAATGTTCGGGTAAAAGCATCACAGAATTTTGTTATCTTTGGACCGACCTTTTTCCAGCTGATTGCTTCATAGACTTTTTTAAGCCCCTTATTTATTCCACTGGCAATATATTTCCCAAGGCCTTCCCAGTCTTCCGATTTGATTAATTTCTTAATCTTATCCGCAATTCCTTTGATCGAATTAGCAACAGGAACCTTCTTAAACATCTGTGCCGGTGTAGGTGCTGTATACCCTCCGGTATCTCCTATGCCATTTCCATCTGCTGCTGAATCATCATTTTTATTCGATGTATACCGTTGGATTTCATCAAGAGTAGAAAGATATCCTTCTGTTTCTTTATTGGCCTTCTTGGTATTTTTAGCTGCCTGATTCGTATTTTTTGAAGTCTTTTCCAGTCCTGCTGCATAGTCTTCCTGAACACCAACTGCTTTTACAAAACTGTTCTGCCCGGTCAGTGCCGCAACGAACATTCCAACATAAGTGATCGCTCTGGAAATCATATCAATAAATCTTGACATGATCGGAGCTACCACCGTGAGGACAGGTGCAAATGCTGTAGCAAACGAGTTCTTCAGCCTCGTCATACTGGACATCAAAGACGATATTGCTGAATTGGTACTGTTAGAATACTGTGCCAGATTTTCAAATCCACTTTTTACACCATCACTGACAGCGCTTATCGCCCGGGATACCCCTGAAAACAACAACGACATTCCCAGCATCCGGGAAAGGCTCATTCTCGACCGATCCGTCTGCTTGTTCAGATTAAACATGTTTTCTACAGCCTTTTTCATCGCTGAAACCATGCTCTTGATAGCAGAACCAGCACTTCTTAATGCGGAACCCATATTCTTCACAACCATACCTACACGGGCAGCAGCTTTCTGCAAATTCTGCATTACCTGCACAAGTCGGCTATTTTTCTGCCGGTATTCCTCAACCTTATTCTTCAGTTTATTGTATGAAGAGTACAGCCTTCCATTTATGTGCTCCAGCTTCTGCGATTCCACATTGTACTTCTCAGCTGTGCTTTTATACGCATCTGTCGATGTAGGATCCACATAGGCCCTTCCGGTCGTCTGCATCTCTTTTTGTTTTCGCTGTAGCCTGTCAATATCCGCCCAGATATCGTCCATCTGTTTGTCAAGTTCCTGAAGCGGCGCAGAATTTATTGAAAATCCCATATCCAGCCATTCACGCTGTTTTGTCTCAACCTTTTCAAACTCATCTTCCAGAGCTTTTATATCGTCTTTGAGCTTTTTATATTCTTCTGTCTCGATTCTGACCTTGCTCAGTTCTTCGAGCTTTGATTTTAGCTCTGATACTTTACGTTCCTGCTTCTCGTAGTTCTGATACAGGTCCGTTATCGCTGTTATCTGCCTCTGGAAAGAACTTTTTGCTGAATCACCCATCTTCGATACCTGCGCGGATATCCTGGCCATTCCAGCCTTTACAGCGTTCATTCCTTTCGACACACCGCCGGTATCTATCCTGGTATCAATGATAATTGAACCATCTGCCATGTTATATCTGCCTCCAAACTATTTGAGGTTCGGGCACTGAATCCTGTTTCCAATGCCGTTATATACTCAGGACCATCCCGTTACCAGGACAGCCCTGTTATGTAGCTACGCTTCGGCTACTTCTTTCTTTGCGTATTTGTCAGTATACTTTTTTATCCTTTTCTGCTGCGCCTTTTCCCTTACATCCAGCTCTTTTTCGATGATTCCACCAATTACAGTGATAATCTGCTCTGCAAAGGTCTCTCCGCTTTCCAGGACTGTAAACGGACTGGTAATTTTGAAAAACTTCTCTGACACAGGAGCTCCAAATAACAGATCTATCTTTTCTCCAGCCTCCTTTTCCAACTCCGGGAGGATCTCTTCAAAATCTTTGCCTTTAATTCTGTCATTGATTCCAGTAAAAAATGCTGCTGCCTCTTTATACCTCTTTAAAATACCTGCATCTGAAGGAATAAATCTGAACACGCCCAGATCATTTCCGTCTTGATCAGTAATCTGGTATGTCTTCGCACCGGTCTGAACTACTACTTTCTCCATTAATCCTCATCCTCGCTTTCCTGCTCTTCTGCTTTCAGCTGTTCTTCCAGCTCGTTAAGTTCTTTGATATTATCCATGCATTCAATTGCTTTATCCGCTGTAGCTTTCATGGAATTACGTACTTCATCACTTTGAACGAAATCCGCATAAAGCTCTCCGATATGTCCAGCCGCATTAGCCAGAGAACTAAATACCCCCTTCTGCAACCTCATTCTTTCCGTGTATAAACGTCTCTGATCTGAAATCTGTTTCTTTCTTCCCATGTCACTTACCTCCATTCTGTCTGTCATAAATCGCTGCCAACTCACACACAATCACAAATAACAAAAGACCAATAACTACCACCAAAATCACCTCCGCAACAATGAAATATTACCTGTTATATATATTTTACCATCAAACCTGACCACAGTTGTGGTACATGTTTACCACAGTTTGCACCATTTTCCATATCGTGATATGATCTTTAATGGCAATGATCCCATATTATTACTTTTTTATACTGGCAACCGGATTATTTCTTTTGGCTTTGTTTTCCAGATCTTTTGCTACTGCTAAAAGAAGGTCCTCACACAACCGGGAATGATGATGATTCTTCCGTAATACTTCTATCTCTTTCACCACTCCTTGCCAGTATACATCGTCTTCAGGTCTGCCCGGAGGATACAGCTTTTTGTATAACCTCCAGCAGTCCGTGAAGATGTCATATATCTGCTTTAATTCTTCTTTATCGTTCACTGGTTACTCCTCCGGCATGATGTATATCTTTTCTCCTGCTGCATACTTCTGAAGCATCTCCTCAAGAACTTCCGTTGCTCGCTCACAACTTTTGTATTCTGCTATGTACATTCTTCTTTCTCGAATAAAATATCCCTCTGTGCACGGCATTCTAAAATCAATGATTCTTACTTTATCCTGCGTCATTACTTTCATGGTTGCTATCCTTTCCGACGGTAATTCGCCCATAAAATCCATTACAAAAGACTTAAAATCCTAAATGTGCAAAATGTGCAAATAGAATGTAAATACCTATAAGAGTGTTTTTTTAATCTTCACATACTAATTGCACAAACTGCACATTTTAATAAAATCAAGAAAATGGTGCATCTAAATCTCTATCAACAGAATGAAAAGTTTCCTCTGCGAATGAATAACCTTTAATTACATTCTTAACGGTTTTTCCTGTAACGGTTCCTGTTTTGCTTAGTAGGTTCTTCGTCTTTAATTCTTCATAAAAAGATGTTCTTCCGTCAACTCCCAGTCCACAATCATTGCACCATTGAGAATACTTTTCATACACATCTTTAGCCGCTAAATTCTGTTCTGATTTTACAAGGCACTCAGAAATAAACTTGCCAACCTTGTCCGAATCTTCACTATACTCATGCGTAGCAGTCTGCACAGCTGCAGGCGGTTCTAGTCCCTCTTTACGGTATAATGAAAGTCCCTGTATGCACCAGTTCAAAATACCATCTATCTCCTGCTGTAACTGTTCCTTTAAATGTTTGTTTTGCTCTTTCTCTGTGAAATGGCGTTCAAATGGAACAACCTTAACACGATTACTGCTAAACACTGTCTTATCACTGATAACAGGTAAATAATTACTGTTCAAAATCAATTTGAATTTAGGCTTAAACTGAAATTCATTCTCATGTAAAAATCTCGCTGATACAGTATCACGTCCTGTCAGAGTTTTTACGAGCGAAGAATCAAATAACATTCTCCGTGGTGGTTCAGATGCTACTACAAGCCTTGTTCCTGCCAGTTTTGCGATATCTGGCGAAGCTGTCCGGCTGTCCTTATTTGCCTTGATTGCCAATGACTCAGGGGAAATGGTAGTTGCGTAATCACCTAAAAGATATAGCAGTATTTCAGTGATCGTAGATTTACCATTTCTGGTAGTCGCACCAAAAAATATGTAAAATTCTTCCTCGCTTGTATCGCCCGTTAAAAATCTTCCAGACATTTTTTGAAGATATTTTATCTTTGCTGTATCACCCTGCATAATCTCATTAACGGTCTTTTCCCATAACGTGCAAGTGGCAGCAGGATTATAGCTAGCATTACAGATTTTTGATAAAAGCAAATCTGCATTATGCTCTAATGCTTTCGGCTGATTGCCAGATAAATCAAGGACACAATTCTTGCAGTTCAAGAGAAAATCGTCTTTATCAAGTTCTGTGTTCTCAAAGAAATTCAAGTCTTTTGCATCGGTAATCATTACATTTCTATTTCTATAATTCATCATCCCGGCGGCATACTTGATATACGATTGTCTCTTATCGTCCAGCAAAGAAGCCGTTACAGAATAACGTACAAGTACATCTGCAAGCATTTTAGCGTTTCTTTTGGCTCTCATGCCCTCTGTATCGGCAGTCCATCTTGTCTTGTCGTAGTACATCCAGTCTTTCTTTGTGGGATTATATCGGCTAACATTCTTAAATATGGTTGCAAACAGATCAGCACTACCCCTGTCATTCATCTGGAAACATTCCGCTGCATTAAGAGTTATTAACTGTTTTAAAATATCTTCAGACCCCCTCTTGAGTACTAAGCAGTCCATCTTACTCTTTTCGCCAGCTCTCGTTTTCTTTTCCTTTTCGCTTTTCTTAGTTTCTCCGTATTTCCTTAATATCGAAACTGTATCTCGCCCATCATCATTTTTAATTAGGTCCTCAAACTCTTCAACAGAATGACCTTCTTCGAAGTAATCTGTAATGTCAGCTTTATCTACATTTGGCATTGGTTTTATAATGCTTACACTGTTAGAAATTAACTGCAAATCCTGCATAACCTGATAAGCTAATTGTTCTCCTGGTTCATCATTATCTGCTAAAATAATTACATTCGCTTGCCTTACGATTTCAGAAACACTTTTTTTCCAATCTCCAGAGCCTCCACAAGTAAATACTGTATAGCCTTTTCGCATCAATGTATTTGTATCTTTCTCACCTTCTACATAAAATATCGTCTTTTGATGCTCTATCGCTTCCTGTATTTCGCGAATTGAACTACCGTAAATAGCCGGAATATCTTTTGTTTTTTTACCTTGCAAACCAAGAATAAAACGATCACCATTAAATCTACCGTAAATTATTATCTTTTCCCCTGCTTTATCCTGTAGCCGAACCTTAGTATACGCATAAATTATTTTTCCATTTTGATCAGTCAAAAAATAATCATAATGTTCCACATATTTAGCATTGAATTTACGTTCCAAATACGCTATCCAAGCTTCTTTGACAACATTTTTCCCTATTAGAGAGTCCTTAATATTGAAAGCTGTTTTAAGTTCTGCCGTCGCCTCTTTAAGTGTGCAACCTCTCACATGAATCATTAAATCAAAAATATCTCCATTAACATTTCTCCCAAAATCATGAAATCTATTATTCTCTGGATATAATTTGATACTCGCAGTTCGTTCTCCCGGATACTTGTACTTTCCATCCTGTTTTTCTAGGCGCAGCAAAGACTCTGCAACATCATAGATGGATACCTGTTCCTTTATCTTCTGGAGATCACTCAAATTCATCACTCTCCAGTTCTTCCAGTAAACTTCTCGCGCTCTCCAAAATCTTCAAAGTATTCTCTCCTCGATTCTCAAGTGTACGAATAAACTTCCGAATTTCCATTGTGTCTCCTGCTGCCGGAAGATAATATCCTCCAGGCGGCGTGGTACTTGATAATATGACCTTGCCAGCCTTGCGTTCTGCTTCGATCTGCTTCTGAAGCATTCGAACGCTGGAAAAATGGTATTTCGTAGCAAGATATTCTGGAGTTAATGCGTTTTCTTTGCCTGGCAACAGATGTTCATATATGTTCATAGGATCACCTCCATCATTCCGAAAGCTCGTCCATATACTGATCAACCTTACTGTAATTTATCAAATATGTACGGCCAACCCTTACCACTGCCCCAGATTCTTCTGCAATTCGTCTCATTGTGGAACGTCCCACTCCGTATCTCTCACAGGCTTGATCAATTCTGCCTGTTTTGGGATTGATTTTTGCTTCATTTCCAATATTTCTCGTATTCATAACTGTAAATCCTTTCTTTTGTATTGTTCATCTCGTGTTTCTGTGATATTATAGTATCATATATTTTTGTATTTTATTTACATATAATTTTACATTTTCGAGGTGATTATTAATGAAATATGTATCTGATTTACAATTATTTTCTCAAAAATTATGTGACCTCATGAAAAAAAGAGGCATGACTTATAAAAATAATCAGCCTGATCCAATACTGCTCTATAATGCGTTCTATCCTCATGACCAATTACAGATTATTGATCAAAATGGAAATGGGTTTGGTCGAAGTGAATATAGTGAAAAAACAAGAAAATTTGATAATTGGATTAAAGGAAAATCATATCCCAAGACCATTACAGACATGTTGCAATTATGCAATGCTTTGGATTGCGATCTTGATTACTTTTTTACAGATATGAACTGCACGACTCATGATTTACAATTTATTCAGGACAAAACTGGATTATCAGAAAACGCAATCAGTAATCTTATCTCTATTAATACATATAATAAATATTTTCCTGGTTGCAATGATGATAAGTTGGCATTATTAAATCTAATTTTACAAGATTCCCATGAAAAAGAAGCTTTTTCTTCTTTATTGGATTTGCTTGTTAGTTTTTGCAGATTTACGGTTTCTGCCGAATCTAATCAATTATATACTGTAGATTCTAATGGAATTACAGGATTTCAATACCGTAAACCACTATCTGGAGAAGGAATCTCATACAACCCTTTACAAGTCCATTTTCATATTCAGGACATGGATAGTATGTATTATTTAAAAATATGGGATGCAATTCAACAGCTCAAAGAAACATATAAGAAGAATCAGACCTAAACATTTATTTACGCTTTCTTATTTAATCATGAATATCATCTGACATTTTTAATCGACTTTTTATAAATGAAAATCTATCCTCATACATAAAGTTCATATATAGGAAAGCTAAAAAAGCACCCAATACCTCTCCTGATTCCCCTTAAGTAGCTCCGGTTATTTACCTTGTCTGCTTAAGAGGCATCATGTCATAGGCATTGAGTGCTTTATTGTGTGTTCGATATTCTGTTTTGTGTTGAAAAGCAACACCCCAAATACCTTTCGAGTTACTTTTCGTTGCAACTTTACATTTATCAGTAAGTATTATTCCACGGCTTTTTGTGAATTATTTTAGGCAATTCTTTATACAGTGTCAATTCAATTTCTTTTACTGCATTGCTAATCGTATCTATATATTCAATCAGCTTAACTTCTTTTATATAGCTACTGCCATAAACTTTATGTGCTATACTGCCTCTTTCAGTAATCACATCATCAATTCCACTGAATGGAAAAGCATTACAATCAAATATATTATTTAATCCTAAATATTTTGATATATACCTTGTTATGTTACACATTTTAGGGGTATTTAATCTGTCCATTTCACTATTTACCAAATTGATATAATACTCTTTCCAGTTGTCTGCCCAAGTTATACACTCAAGTTCATTTTTACTCTCTTTTATGCTTTTCGCAATAGTTTTCTTAACCTGCTTAGGCAAATCCCCCGGATGATTCAAAGACTTGGTTACTATAGAGCAACTTTCTTTTAAAACTTCTTCAAAATAAACTTCAAAAGTTGAACACAAAAACATTATTGCTGCTCTTGTAAAATGATCTAAGCTTCGTTTACCTCTTCTGCGATCTTTATGAAGAGCTTCTTCATAGGCTTCTTTGAATTTCTCAACTTGAACACTATTTTTTTGAAACCTCATATAGGCTTTTGATGGCAT